TCGTAGCGGTGTCAATAATCGTAATGTTAGAACTGTCGTAGTTGCCCACGTAGGCTCTTGTGCCTTGAGTATTTACGATGACCGAATACGGATAAGTGCCGCAAGTCGGAGACGCCACAACGGCGTCGGTAGCCGTGTCAATAATTGAGCAAGTGTTACTGCCACGATTGACGACGAATAACTTTGTTCCGTCGGGCGTGATTGCGGACTCTCTTGGATTGTCTCCGACGGTAATGGTCGCCGTGACCGTGTTCGACGCCATCGTGATGACCTTGACGTTATCTCCGTCAGGACAGGTCACGTACGCCTTCGTGCTGTCGGGCAAAAACGAGACGAACGAGGAACCCGTCGTGGTGCTAGGCGTGGCAACAACCGTGTCCGTGGTCGTGTTGATTATTGAAACGGTGCTTGCTGCGTAGTTGCCGACGATGAGCCTAGTGCCGTCGGGCGAAAGACCTTTAGCGTAAACTGGCTGAGTTCCTACGGCTATTGTTGAAGATACTGCGTAGGTCGAAGTGTTGATGACGCTGACGTTTGCCGAACCTGAGTTCAGAACGTAAGCCTTGTCGCCAGTAAGCGAATAGACCACTTGAGCGGGCTGAGTACCCACGGCGGTCGTAGCGAGTACGGCGTTAGTGGCCGTTGAGATGATGGTCACGTTATTGCTGCCGTAGTTAGCCGTTATGACTTGCGTGCCGTACGGGTGAGCGGCAATGCCCGACGGGTTTGTGCCGGTACTAACTGTCGCTGCAACTGCGTTACTGGCCGTGTTCACGACGCTCACGCTATTGCCGCTGGCATTCATGACGTAAAGACGCTGAGTGTTTTCTACGTACGCTGAAGCAGTCGCTCCGCTTCCGACCGTTATGTTGGTTACGAATCCGAGTCGAGCCGCCTCTCCGGTCATTGGAATAACGTTTAGACCGTCGCCGTCAGCCGTAGCGATGAGAACCTCGGCACTTGATGGAATACGATCGTAGACGTCGGCGGCGGTAAAGCCCGGAGCCGTTGGCAATGATCCAAGAGGGCCGGCTAGAACCTTGAAAGCGTCGGTGAGAGTAATGGTGGCTGTGGCGTCGGAGATGCTCTGGTCGTAGTCGAAAGACCAAGAGTCTATGAAGCCACGAAAGATTGGATACGAAGTGCCGCTCCACGTTGCGTTGATGATGACCGGCCGCATTGGAGTAACTCCGGTGATGCCCAGAATCGAGTTGGCGTATTCCGAACTAAAGTTCGTCGGGTCGAAACGTCGGTCTCTGTTGTCGAGGACTACGGTGGCGGTTCCCGCTCCGAAACGGTCGAGAGAGCGTCGTCGACCTCGGTCCGTAGTAAACGAGCGCACGTAGGGCGTGATGTTCTTAAAGACTGCGCCTTCGGCGAGTGTTCCGCCGGTAAGGTCCACGGCTGGATCCGTGTTCGTTCCCAGAGTCGAGATGTCAAGAATGAAGGAACGACCAGCACTCGCAACCGCTGACGGTGCGAACTGAACGTCGAGCGTGGGTAACGCCATTAGACTTTGACGCCACTTAGGCCACGTCGCCTAGCTCGAGCGAGAGCGTCAACGACTACTCGTTCTATTTCGGCTGGGTTGCCCGTTACCGTGTTGATGGTGATGTTGGTGGTCGAGCCGCCCGAAGCCCTGCTTGAGCCGCCGCCTAATTTATTGTTTGGAATAACGACGCCACTACCGGACGGAGTAAAGAGTTCGGGGCCTTTCTCGCCGACGAGGTAAGTTGATCCACCAGAGACGGGGCCACCTGCGGCTCGTCGGCCTCTCACCGCAGCGATGCCTTCGGCAGTTACTACGCCAAACTGAAACTGGATGCCGGCGTATTTATTGATGAGGGCTTCTATCGAATAAATGGCCGGATTTATGTCGGCGGTGATTTTGGTTTCTTTGAGATTAGGAATGCGATTGAGCGATTCGTTTATGGCACCGGCGAGTTCGGGATACTTGACCGCTAAGTCAATGAGTTTCTGGCGAACGTCTCCAGCCGAGAGACCTTGAGCCTCTAGTTTCTGCTTGTAAGAAAGCACCGAAGTTTCTCCGCTGATGACGGCTTGCGTTGCTGAGGTCTGCGCTTGCGCTAAGTCACGTTGCGCCTTCGCCGCTTCGGTTGACGTCGGACCGTACGTAGCGATGGCCTCGTTGAGAGCGGTCTGCTTGTCGGCCACGTTCTGGGTTGCCGTGGCGACGGCTTGCTGGCTCGACACTACTCCGAGAGCGGTGCCGGTTAGACCCAAGAGTTGAAGTTTGCCGGCGAGAGTCTCGGCATTGACGTCGCGCTGCGACTGGACGACGTTCTTGTTTGCCCCGTCGAGCGCGTCTTGCGCTGCCTTTTGCTCGGCAACGGCTTGAGCGTATTCTTTGCTGCCGGTCTTACCGTCGACGGATAAGCGGTTGACTTCGACCTGAGCCTCGGCTAGTCGCTTCTGGGCGTCGGCGTACTTGTTCGATGCGTCGCCGCCTAAGCCGAGAGCGTCGCCAAGTCCTCCAAAGAGTCCGATGGCTGGCCCGACAACGGGTATTGCCTGAATGAGTCCGTCGGTTATTCCGCCTAGAGCGTCAGAACCGACAACGCTTGCTGCCGCTTCGGAGAGCGAACTGAAAGCGTCTTTAAGATTAAGAATGAAACGAACACCGCCGGCGACGTTGTTGAATAACTCAGTAAGTGCGGGCGCAGCAAGAGTACCGGCAGCCACTTTCACTTCCATCAGAGAGTCGTTCATGTTGTCAACGGCTAAGGAATACTCGAGAGCCTGATCAAGCGCAGCGTCGTCGAGAATCTGACCCTTCGGTACGTTCTCGAAGAAAGCCTTGAGACCGGCACCGCCCTTTTCTAGGATCGGAACGAGTTGAGTTCCGACGCGCTTGCCAAAGGCTTCGGTGAGAAGTGACGCTCCTTCGGCCCCGCCGCCGAGTTGCTTGTATTTGTCGGCCACGTTCTCAAGCGTTGCTGAGAAGTCAAGGTTTCCGTCTTTGGTCTTGACGACCTCGACACCGTAATTCTTGAACACTCCGCTAGTGTTGAGTGCTTGGTCTCGCAGTTTCTGGAAGCCTTGCGTGGCTTTAGTGGCTGAGATGTCGTAGTCGTCAAGAACGGCGACCAGACGCGACGACTCGTCGGCCGTGCCTCCAGTAGCGTTCTTCACGGTACGAACCGTTGCGCCCAGCATTGAGAACTCGTCGGCCGCTTGTTTTGCGGCACCAAACACGAAAGCACCAGCAAGCGCACCGCCGAAGGCTTTGGTGGCTAGGCTGGCACCTGCGATTGAGTTCTTTAGTGAAGCGAATGTGCCTTGACCGGCAGCGGTAGCACCGGCCACTTCGGCCGACGTTCCTTTGGCTACTGCTCCGACCTTCTCGAGCTCTCGAATGGCCCCGGTGCCGTCGCCTCGAATGATCAGACTGAGGGTATCTGAGAATGCCATTTAGACTCCGAAAGTTTGAGCGAGTGATTTAGTGAGTGCTATCTCGTAGGCTTTCTTGACCGCCGGCTTTGATGCTTCCGCTCCCTTTTGGAACGGGTGCGAACCGGAACGACCCGGGTGCTTCAACGGACCTCGAACGACGCTGCCGTCGGCGAAGGCTATTAGTTTGCTAGTCTCGCCGCCGCCTCGACGTCGAGAGACTTTTGAGAAGCCGATGTTATGAGGCTTTGCGCCTCGTTCAACGATTGCCCAGAGACCTCGAGGTCTCGCCTTCACGAGTGCCGTAGGAATGGCTCCGTAAGTCTTGATGTCGTAACCGACGCCAAGTTTCACGTTGTTGCCCTTGCGCTTTACGTTCCGCAGTTGCTTCGGAGCCACGAATAGAATCGCTCGCTTGGCCGTGAGGGCGGCAGCGTTGGTGGCTTCGTATTGCGCCCGAGAGTACGTGGTCGCGAACTTTTGCGTCTTGACCACGAGTCCGGGAACGCCGGAGAGTTGCATCTTTGGCAGAATCATTCAGGCTCGTCCCAACTGGCTTGCATGAGTTGCAGGTCTCTAAGCGTAAAGTCTTCTCGGACTTGACGGGGCGTGAGGCAGAACGGCGGTCGACCGAGGATTATTATCCACGCGTCGAGGGATCGACCGCCTGCGGAGGGACTGAATCAGCAAACTCCGTAGGCAGGTCGTCCTCGACTAAGTCGAACAAGCCAATCAACTCTCTAGCGGTGTACGACTCGGAGACTTTGGCTTCGAGTCGAGAGGCAACCTCTTTTGTTAGGTCCAACGAAACGGGGACTTCCATTAGAGGTCCATCGAGAACTTGCGCCCAAGAAACGTCGTGCTTCTTGGCGATTTCGTCGATGGTCTCTATCGGTAAGTCACGAAGTTGGAACGGAGGCTTGCCCGGGAACTTAATGGCCCAGACTTTTCCCATTATTTACTAGCCAACCTTCGTAACCGCAGAAGCGGCCTTGAATGTTCCGCTGATCTTGACTGCATCGGCGACGCCAGTTTCTACGCTCATGTCAAACGTGGCGGTACCGAACCAGTAGATAGCGTCGGCGGTAGATGGGTAGAGGTAGAACTTGCGCGCTACTCCGTCAACGGCGGCGGTGTAAAGTTGCGCCGTTGCCGAGTCATAGAATCCAGAAAATGAACCCGACACGTCAGGCAAGCCCGACACGTATGTCTTATTGCTGTCACCGAATGCTGTAACGTCAACATCGTCACTACTGAAGTCTGACGACCACGAGTTAAGGAAAGTTATTGGTTCGGCTGTCCCAGCACTTGCGATACCGGCGTAAAGTCGGCCGGCGCGACCGTGAATTCTTGCCATGATTTTGGCTCCTTAGTTTTTCTCGAAGCGTTCGAGCAAACGTCGAGCGTTATGCTCGAAGGTACGGTTAGCAACTGCTTCTCGTGCGAGAGCGGTCACTTTGTTTCTTTCGCCTTCATGCCCAAGCCACCAACGAAGTTGGTCGCTTGCCTCAGCCGGCGACGAGAAACTTGGAAGCATTCCAAGAACCTCGTCGCTTTCTGGGCGTGGATCACGAAGAAAGAACGTTTCGGTGGCTGCGAGTTCAACCTCACGTGGCCCCATTGACCAGCCCTGCTCGAGCTCTGGACGTTCTGATTCTTTGCGGTAGATGTTGATGCTGGCTTTAGTGTTCTGGTAGAACTCGGTCGCTTCTTCGTTGTCGAGACACCATTCTTGCGGGTGGACTAAGTGCTTCAGAAGCGGAGATGCTTCGTCAAGACCTTGCCAGTTGCCGCCGAACTTCACGTCGATACCGTCGAGGTTCATCTGGTCGAAGAACGCCACTCGTGACGGGTAGCCAGTACCGCAGAAGAAGAAGTCGCTCGTCATCTCGGGATCGGGCTTGCTGGCTGGCTTGTGAATGTCGGGGTCGTAGGCGTGAGGAACGTAGTGCGTATTCGGATTGACTTGTCTGAACGCCTCGATGTTGGTTGGGTCGTTCAGCAGAACCATGTCGTAGAACGGAGCCTTTTTCAGTTGCCGGTCGTCTTCGTACGGCGACTCGGTGCAGAGTAGAACCGTCTTGTGGCCTCGGCTTCTGATGAGATTAAGTATCTCGGCGTGAACGTAGAACCCGCTGATGACTAGGACGACGTCCGGCCAGAACTCGTAGAGAGCAGTCTCTAGTGACTGAACGGCTAGACGAACGGCAGACTCAGCGTTGAAGGCTCGTCGGTAGCGTTTCTTGTGCTTGACGTAGGTCGAAGCGAATAGGTTTAGTCTGTCGTCAAGGTTGAAGTCCACGACGTCGACTCCGCATTTCTTGAGTCCTTTGACCCAGCCTCGGCAGACGTCAGCGACGCTGAAGTGTGGGCCGGGGCGCACCACGAGAACTCGCATTTAGCCGATAATCTCCAAGTCAAACTCGACCCCGAGGTACTCAATTGCGGAATAAGTGTAGACGCCGAAGTTGCCGGCACCAGTTACTCGACACGAGTTTGCGCTCGAGTTTAGGGTCGAGTCTCCGGCGATGGCTTTACGGATTGAATCGCTTCCGTCGACGGAGAGGTAATCGTCGAGTTTGTCTTGACTCGCTCGAAGTGCTGCTCGACCGGTAAGGATCAAGACCTTCATGTTGAGCGTGTAGGCGACTGCGTTGCTGGCTGAGAACGTGTCGTCGAAACTAATGAACTGACCGTCTCCGACTTGGACGATGGCGCAAGGTACGACCACGTTCTCGGGAACGGTCGTGTAGACCCGAATTCCCATCGTAGCGAGGCGAGTTTCGATTCCGCTACGAACGGTTGCTATGTTCATGGGGTGTGCCGCTTGTAGGCTTCCGCTAAAGCTCGAGCGGTCGGGTGGAGTAGGGCTTGGATTCGTAACTCGCCAACGTCGGCTGAACCGGCGACTCCGAAGGGAGCGTCGAGTGCCTTGAACAACATGATGCTTTGGATCAGGGCAGCGGTCTGAATGTCGGTCGGTACTGCCGGCCAACCCCATCTCGCCGTCACTTGAACGAGAGCCTCGGACGAGACTGGGAAGTAATAGTCTCCGATGGCGTTGATTCGATAGACGGCTAGAACCGGAGTGCGTGAAAGATTGTTGAGTGGCTCGAGTTGGTAGTCAGTCGATGCCCAAGTGTTCTCGAACGTTCCGTCGCCGTCTTCGTCGGTTTTGATGATGAGTCCGGTCGTAGTGGAGATGTCGTCGACGAGCATCGTGTCTAGTTTGTTGGCTGAGTAAACTCGTGCGCTAACCCCAGACTCTTGCCAGAAGTGGCGAGAGCAGTAGCGGTCAATCTGACGACTGGCCGCTTCGACGCTGGCCTCGAGCAAAGTGTTCTCGGTTGCGTCGCTAATATTGAGAGCATCTTTGATAAGAACGAGAGTCGTGTAGCCGTTGCTGATTGCCATTAGGCTCCTAAGGTTTGCGGCTGGTGTCAGTCTTCACTAGGAATCTCTACGGGGCCGCCGAGGGCAATGTAAAGTTCTTCGGTCAGCAGGTAGGTTTTGCGGTGAGCGCAAGCGATCCCGGTGTGAATGTAGATTGGAATGCCGGCGGCCTGAAGCACTAGCGAGAACGTTAGGTCTTCCGAGACCCATCGTTCTTCGTTATTGCTTCCAGTAATGATTTGCTCGTAGAACCACGGAAATAGTTTGTCGCCTCGAGTCTTTTCTAATGCGGTTCGGTGAACGAGCAGCATTCCCGTCGGTGCGCCGTTGACCTGCATCAAAGAGTTCTGTTGATAACGCTTGATTGAGTCGAAGACGTTCTCTTCGTTGAACTGGAAAATGAGCGGTCGCAGGCTAGGCATTACGGCTTCGGGTGCTGCTTCTTGAGCGAAGTAAAGACCGCTAATGACTGGTCGTTCTACTGGGTCAGCCGCCTCGAGCAAGCCGAGAATGAAGTCCGGGGCGAATAGTAGGTCGGCATCGACCATGAGTAGCCACTCGTCTTCGCTCTCGTCGAGGAACCTACGGGCGACTTCGTTACGTGCCTTTGAGACGTTTGCTCCGCTACTGCCACGGATACGGTCTCCCCAGACTTCTGGGTTCGCTCGTAAAGCGTCCATCATGCAGCCGGCCCATTGACCGTCCACGTTACCGTTGTCGATCCAGCCGAATGCGACGGTCACTTGGTGCGCTTGACCGTCTTCGGCTTGACCGCTCGTTCCGCTTTTGGCGGTGCGACTGCGGTTTCTTCGACTTCGTCGGAGACGATGAAGCCGAGTTTGCGTAACTCGACGTCAACTTCTCGAACGCTG